GGTCTCTCCGTGGTCAGCCGGGTTCATAAGGTCACCTTTTCTTGATCGCGACTGCTTGGGCTCATGCCCGCGGTTTCGCCTTCAGCTTTCGGAGGTTCGGCGCAAGGCCGCACCTCACCTCAACGCCGCGCAACGCGGCCGGTAGGGAGCAGCATCATGCCTAGAGGTGGGGCCCGTGTGGTCTCTGGTCCGCCGCCGGATCCGACTGCGCTGCGGCGTGATCGGCCTGGCGACGCGGCGACGTGGACAACTCTCCCTGCGGAGGGCCGTGCCGGGGATCCTCCAGAATGGCCGCTGCTGGAAGCGGATGGCCGCGAGTGGGAGCTGTGGGCGGACTTGTGGGGCAAGCCGCAGGCCATCATGTGGGAGCGCCTGGGCCAGCTGTACGAGGTCGCGATGTGTGTGCGCATGCTCGCTCGTGCTGAGCAGCCGAAGAGTTCCATCGAGCTGCAGAAGGTCGTCCGCCAGTACCTCGACAGCCTCGGCCTGTCCACTCAGGGCATGTTGCGTAACCGGTGGCGTATCGCGGCGAACGAGGTCGGGGAACGCCGCGACTCGCGCAAGACAAAGGTTTCAGCTGGTCCGTCGATGAAGGACCGGCTGAAGGCCATCGATGGCGGGGGAGCGTAGCCCGCGTCCTCTGCTCGTCGCACCGTCGTGGGTTGAAGCTCACTGCGTGGTTCCGGACGGGTTCCGGCAAGGAGCGCCGTTTCGGCTGTATGACTACCAGCTGCGGTACTACGCGAACTTCTACCTCGTGCGTGGTGACGCGCGGTGGGTGCCGTCGGATCCAGTACTGGGGCCGGCGTTTGTGTACCGGCGCGGGCTTCTAGCAGGGCCGCAGAAGCTCGGCAAGGGGCCTCACACGGCGTCTCATGTGTGCCTCGAAGGCGTTGGGCCTGCTTTGTTCGCGGGGTGGGCCGGCCGAGATGACGGGTACGCATGCGCGGACTTCGGCTGTCATTGCGGCTGGGAGTACGCGTACGAGCCGGGCGAGCCGATGGGCATGCCGTGGCCGACGCCGCTGATCCAGATCACCGCGTTGAGCGAAGAGCAGACGGACAACATCTACGGTGCGCTCCGCCCGATGATCGAGCAGGGCCCTCTCGCGGACCTCATCCCGAAGACCGGTGAGGAGTTCATTCGCCTGCCGGGCGGTGGACGAATCGACACGGTCACTTCCTCCGCGCAGTCGCGGCTCGGCCAGCGAGTCACGTTTGTTCCCCAGGACGAGGTCGGGTTGTGGACTCCGTCGAACAAGATGACGAAGGTCGCTGACACCCAGTACCGCGGTCTGGCGGGAATGGGCGGCCGGGCGTCGCTGACAACGAACGCGTGGGACCCGTCGGAGAACTCCGTTGCCCAGCAGCAGTTCGAATCCTCTGCGACGGACATCTACCGGCAGTTCTCCCAGCCGCCGGCGCACCTGTCGTATCGCAACAAGATCGAGCGGCGGAAGATCCACCGGCTCGTGTACGGCGAAGCGCTCAAGGAACAGGGCGGACATGTCGATCTCGACTCGATCGAGGCGGAGGCCGCGGACCTGCTTGAGCGTGACCCTGCGCAGGCTGAGCGGTTCTTCGGTAACCGCATCGTCTACGGGCATGGCTCCTGGCTCGACGGGGATGCGTGGGACGCGCGAGCTGAACGTCGCGTGGTCCCGGACGGCACGCCGATCGTGCTCGGCTTCGATGGATCCGACGTCGACGACTGGACGGGAATCCGTGCGGAGACAGGCGACGGCTACCAGTTCACGCCGGTGTACGGCGATGACCGCCCGACCGTGTGGAACCCAGCTGAGACCAATGGTCAGGTGCCGCGCCTGGAAGTGGATGCGGCGATCGACGAGCTCATGTCCCGCTATGTGGTGGTGCGCCTATATGCGGACCCGCCGGACTGGAAAAGCGAGATCGACTCCTGGGTGGAGAAGTACGGCGAAAAGGTCGTACTGAGGTGGGCTACCTACCGGGTGGTGCAGATGCACGCCGCGGCGGAGCGGCTGCGTATCGACGCGACGAAAGCTGAGTCGTCTTTCCGGCACGACGGATGCGTGTTCACGTCGGTTCACATCAAGAACACCCGCAAAGCGGCTCGCGCCGGCCAGAAGTACGTGCTGGCGAAACCGAAACAGACGCAGAAGATCGACCTCGCGGTGTGTTCCGTCCTCGCCCACGAGGCAGCTGGGGACGCGCGAGCTGCGGGCTTGTTCACCATCACTCAGCCGAGCACTTCGTACGTGTACACGGCTTCATCCACTCGTCGAGGCAGAAGATAGGGGTGGGTTGCCGGTGGTCGAGATGTCGTCTGAAGCGCGCTCGGCCGTGAAGATCCTGAACCGGCTCGTGGATGAGCTGCGGCTGCGGCAGAAGGTGACAAAGAAGCGCCTGGAGTACTACCGGGGCGAGCACAAGCTCGCGTACGCGTCACCTGAGTTCCGCACCTACTTCGCCGACCAGTTCAAGGGGTTCTCCGACAACTGGACCGCGCCCGTGGCGTCGGCGCCGGCCGAGCGGATGAACATCCTCGGCATCCGGATCGATTCTGACGATCAAAAGCCTGACGCGGAGTTGTCGCGGGCGTGGCGCGCCGCGGATTGCGAGCGCGGCTCCTCGGAGGCGTTCGTCGTCACGCTGGCGGCGGCTAGGTCGTACGCCTTGGTGTGGGGTAATCCGCTGGATGAGGACACGCCTCGGATCACGTGGGAGCGACCGGATCAGGCGATCGTCGCCTACGACAGTGACACCGGGGCGCGGGCTGCGGCGTTGAAGCTGTGGGGCGACGACACCATGGAGTACGCGACGCTGTACCTGCCCAAAGCCGTGTGGAAGTTCAGCCGGTCTCGGTATACGACGTCGGGCTACAGTGTTGCCGGCCTGGTGGTGTCGTCGTCTCGGATCGCGGAGACCGCGCTGCCCGGCGGGTGGGAGCCGCGGCAAGGCGAGCTGGACGACACGTGGCCGATCGCCAACCCGATGAAGGCCGTCCCAATGGTCGAGCTGCGTAACCAGACGTTGCTGGACGACAACCCGCTGTCTGACATCGACGGTGTGATCGCCATGCAGGACGCTGTCAACCTCGTGTGGGCGTATCTACTGAACGCCTTGGACTTCGCGAGCTTGCCGCAGCGTGTCGTCATGGGATCCGAGGTGCCGAAGGTCCCCGTCCTCGACTCCGAAGGACGAATCGTTGGGGAACGGCCTCTTGAATTAGACCTGCTGGCCAAAGAGCGCATTCTTTGGCTGACAGGTGAGAAAACCAGTATCGGGTCGTGGCCAGCGGCGGATCTACAGGCGTACAGCCATGTGATCGAGCGAGCTATCGAGCACATTGCAGCCCAGACAAGGACACCCCCTCACTACTTGATCGGTAAGGTCGCCAATCTCTCCGCCGAGGCATTGACCGCAGCGGAGACCGGCCTCGTTAGCAAAACTGGTGAGCGGATCGTCTACGTCAACTCGGGGATCCGGGAGATCTTCGCTCTCACCGCCTCCGCTCAAGGACACGACGACAAGGCGAAGGCGTGCCGGTCAGGCACGGTCATGTGGGCTGATACTCAGTTCCGGGCGATCGGCCAGAAGGTCGACGCGCTCATGAAGCTCAAGTCCATAGGCTTCCCGTTGGAATGGATCGCCGAACAGTACGGGCTGGAACCGCCAGAGGTGGCGAGGGTCATGTCCATGATCCAGGCGCAAGCTGAACTCGACCCGATGAACATGATCGTCAACGGTAAGACGGATGTCCCAGCGGGGCCGCCGACAGCACAACCTGGCGAGGACCCGTTCAAGATCGAAGCTGAGCCGGTCACCGTCAGGGGGTAGCACATGGCCACCCCAGACCAGATCGCCCGCACGCACCAGAGACAGCAGACGAGCATCATCCTCGCGGTCATCGCCGCGGTGCTCGGCCTGTGGAAGCGCCTCGACGAGCACAATCTCACCCGGTCCTGGCAGACAGGTATCGGACCGCAGATCGTGGACATAGTCATGCGGGCCCAGCTCGCTGCCGCCGCTGCCGCTCCCGCGTATCTGAAGGAGTTGGCCGCTGCGGAAGGCGTTTCCGCTGATTTGGGCGCCCTCGTCCCCTCGGCTTTGTCGGGGGTCGCGTCCGATGGGCGCCCTCTGGAGTCGCTGCTGTATCAGCCGATCATTCTCCTCAAGCGGCTTCTGATGGCGGGAAAACAGCCAGAAGAGGCCATGAGTCAGGCCACGAGCTTTATGGCGCTGATCGCGTCCACTCAGGTTGCTGACGCTGGCCGTGGAGCGGTGAGCGTCGGCATCACCGCGACTCGCGAGTGGGTCACCTACGTACGGGTCGTGAATCTGCCGGCATGTTCGCGCTGCATAATCCTGGCTGGCCGCGAGTACTCCTGGAGCCAAGGCTTCGAACGACACCCCTCGTGCGACTGCGGGATGAGGCCGATCACAAAGAACGAGGACCGTCCACCAACGCCAGAAGCGTTATTCGCGTCGATGAGCGCCGAAGACCAAGACCGCCGTTTCGGTAAGGCTGGCGCGGAGGCGCTGCGACTAGGCGCGGACATGGGGCAGGTCGTCAACGCTCGGCGAGGCATGCGAACCGCTGCTGGCGGGCGGCTGGTCACCACTGAAGGCACCACAGCCCGTGGTGTTGCTGGGAAGCAGCTCGGCAACCTTCGGAAGGTCGCAGGTGAGCGGTACCGGCGTAGCCAGATCGTCCGGCCGATGCCAGAGCAGCTCCTTGCGGACGCCGACGGCGACAGGGATCTCGCGATCCAGTTTTTGCAGAGGTTCGGCTATCTGGACGCTGGGAGTGCACGTCGGCGCGCCCGTGCGGCGGACTCAACGGCTACCTGAGACCTGCACACCTCACGACCGGATCCGCCGCTTGCGGGAACGGATCTTCCCCATGCCCTTGTGGCGTCCCACGAAAGGAAACTTGTGGCCGATATCTCCTCAGGTGAGCGCCAGCGCGCAGCTGATCAAGGCGACGCGATGCCCGGCGGTCGATTCCCGATCCGTAACCGCGGCGACCTGGAGAAGGCGATCAAGGCTGTCGGCCGAGCCAAGGGCGGCGAAACAGGCCAGGCCGCGGTACGCCGCTTCATCCTCAAGCGCGCCAAGGAACTCAACCTCACGGACCTCATCCCCGACACCTGGGCTGCCGACGGCTCCCTGAAGGCCTAACCCCTCCGCATTTCGACCGGACCGCGCAACGCGGAACCGGCATTTCCGCATGCCCCGAAAGGAACCACTTCATGGCTGATCAGCAGGACGCAACGTCCGCTGACGTCGCATCCCCGGCAACCGAGGACAACGACGCTCAGGCCGAAGAGCTGCTGGCTGACGCAGTCAACAGCGACACCGCCAAAGAGACCAAGCCCGACAGCGTTGACGGTGATGACGAGGACAAGCCCCTCGGCCCGGCTGGCGAGAAGGCGCTTCTCGCCGAAAAGCAAAAGGCGCGCCTTCTGCGGGCCACTCTGCGGCAGGTCAAGGCACAAACCGCCACTCGGGACGCGGAACTTGCGGATCTCCGCAAGCAGCTGGAGAAGCTCACCCCCAAGGAGCCCGCGACGAAGAAAGCGCCCGCTTCTGATGCGGAAGAGGCGAAACCGGTGGATGTGGAAGCACTCCGGCGTGAGGCGCGCGAGCAGGTCGAGGTGGAACTGAAGGCGGCTCAGGCGGCTGAGCGCGTCCTCGACAAGATCGAACTGAAGGCCACCAAAACCTTCATTGACCCCGCCGACGCTGTGTCCCGGCTGATGCGGGAGAAGAACACCGACGACTTCCTCGACGAGACGGGCAAGCCGGACGTCGAGGCCATTCAGGACGCGCTGGAGGAACTGCTCCAGCGCGCTCCACACCTGGCTGCGACAGCGCAAGGCGGCAGCAAGCGATTCACGGGATCCGGCGACGGGGGCGCAAAGCCCACCAAGCAGCCCCGCCCAGGGAGCGTCCACGAGGCCGTGTCCCGAGCTCTCAACAAAACCTAGATCAGGAGCACTGAATGCCTGTCACCCTTGCGCAGGCGCAGGTCAACACCCAGGATGACGTGGACTACACCGTCATCGACAACCTGCGCCGCTACAGCTGGCTGATGGACCAGATCGTCTTCGACGACGTGGTCACCCCCGGCTCGACCGGAGACGCCAGCCTCACTTACGCCTACACGCGGCTGCTGACGCCGCGTCAGGCGTCGTTCCGGCAGTTCAACACCGAGTACAACGCCGACAAGGCGATCCGCCAGCGCTACACGGTGGACCTCAAGCCGCTCGGTGGCGCTTTCAACGTTGACCGCAAGCTGGCCCGCCTGGGCCCGGCGGCCACCAACGAAATCGCGTTCCAGATGCAGGAACTGCTCACCAGCATCAAGATTCGATTCCAGGATGAGCTGATCAACGGCGACACCGCCGTGGACTCCGCGGGCTTCGACGGCCTC